CACGCCGGTAGAGGCCGGGATAGTTCCCAGCGGGGCGCACCCCCGGCGCCATCGGCCCGGGCTGACCCGTTCGCACTCGGGGGCCGCCGCTGCACCGGCCTCGACTCCCACCCGAGGCAGCCGCAGGTGTACGGACGCGCGCGCTTTGACGAACATTTGCACTGCTTTTGCAAAACGCGCGCCGCCATGGTGTTATCACGCTCTACAGCGTTACATCGCTGCCCGATGCCCCACTATTAACGGCTGCTCGGCGGATCCGGCCACACCATGTCCATGGGAAACCCGGCCTGCTCCGTGACATCACGCAAAGCCGCCCGGTATGTGCGCCACACCTCGGGCACAGGCTCACCGCTATCGGCTGCCCTGGCAACCACCCAGTCACACGCCGCCAGGCGACGCGCCCGCTCCTCGCGCACCGCTGCAGCATGCGCTGCCAGCGTGGGCTCGGCCACCCAGCGCTCGGCCATCGCATCCCAGCGCCAGGTCGAAAGCTCGGTGTCGGCGGGCTTCTGGGGCCGCCAGGGCACCAACGAATGGTAGGAATCCCCGTAGTCATCAGTGCGCCATTCGACGCGCCAGCGCGTCGGATCGTGCTGCCACGGCATGGCAATGCATCCGGTCGGTGTGTTGAGCCCCAGCAAGCCGGCCGGCCCGGAAAATGATCGCCCGGCATAGTCCCCTGTCGCCAAGTCATAAAACGCCCATGTGCTCATCGTTTGATGATCTCCGCGCGCATTTCTGCAACGCTGATTGAATACGAGTTTGAACCGGAGCCTGTAGCCCTACCCATCAACTCGACAAATGCGACTGAACCAGCGGTAAGGCCGAATCTGTTTGACAAAACCAACTGCCTTGAATCCGTCACGGCGAACTGCCCGCTGGCGCCTGATTGCCCGGAAATTGGGATGCCCGCCTCAGTCAGCCTGAAAAACATGCTGACATCCGCGGCGCCTGTCACGAGCGTCACAGATACCACGCACGATAGAGTAATAACAACATCGCCAGAGACCTCGGCAGTGCCGAGTGACAATGTCATCAGCGACGTAAAACCGGTATTGCTAACAGGTACGTTTGATGCTGTTGCGGTCAGCACGGTCGTCGCCGCCCCCGGCGCTATCTGAACCGTCGCCACCGACCCGGGCAGCGACGTCAGCGACACCTGTCCCGCTCCCGCGCCGCTCAGCGTGCCATTCGCGTTCACGGTGATCGCCGTGTTCTTGATCGCCGCATCACCCAGGGTCGTGCCGCCGCTGTCCTTGAGATTCACGCCGGCCTGCGCGCCGACCGTCGCGTTGTCGGCCGGCTTGCCGGTGCCGCTCACGCCGGACCAAGTCGACGTCGTGCTGGCCAGATCGATATCAGCGCTGCTCGGGCTCCATGCGACCAGGGTATCGCCTTCTGTCACCGCAACGTCGTCGATATGCAGCTCGTCTCCCGATGCCGTGCTGCCGATGACGTTGATATAAACGCCGCCACCGGTCTCGACACTCGCGCCCCACGTGATCCGAACGGCGTATCGCTGCCACGTGCTGCTCAGCACCGGATTGAGCAGCGCAGTCGAACTTGCCGGAGCTGCGTTCCACTCAAGGCGCATCCCGCCCGTCCATCCAGCGCCGCCCGCCACCCCCCGTGCCCACCACGACACGACGTAAGTGCGGCCAGGCTGCCACCCGCCGCGCACGCCGCCCGTGATGCCACCGCCGGGGTTTATGCCCGACCCGGTCAAAACGCCGAATGTGTTGGTCGTTGCGGCATTGGCCCGCAACCCGAACGCCAGGCCGCCGGTGCGGCCCGCCGGGGCGGTGTAGGTCGTCGAGATCGCGGCGTTGTTGTACTGCAGGAACCCCCAGGGGATCCCGGCGACCTGCTTTTCCATGCTGCTGTTTGCCAGCAGGTTCTCGCCGCCGATCTGCCCGGCGAAGTTGCCAGCGCCGATCATGATGCTGCCGTCCACCGTGACGGCCACGCTGGCCGGCGCAGCACTCACGTTGCCAGAGGTGTCGACGTGCGCCGCCCAGACCGTGTAGCTGCCGCTGGCCGGCCAGGCCCACAAGTAGCTGCTGCCCGTGATGCGCGTGGGCTTGCTCGCCGCCGCGCTGCCGTCCATCGCCACGCCGGCCGCCCAGCTGGCGCCGCGGCGCAGCTCGGTGTAGGCGTAGTCGGCCTCGGCGCTCGCGTTCCAGGCGATCTGGATCGCCCCAGGCGCCACCGTCGCCGCCAGCCCGGACACGTTTGCCGGCGCCGCGCTCTTGCCGACCGGCGTGTGCGCGATGTAGGACCAGGGCCCGGCCACGCCAACGCCGGTGACGGCGCGCACCGCGAACACGGCCACGTAGCCCTCTTCCAGCGGGCCGACCACGGTGCTTGTGGCATCGCCGGCAACGGCCGGGGCCTGCGCCCACGTCACGCCATCGGCGCGGCCGTGGCGCACCTCGATGCGCCCGCCGCGCAGCACCTGCACGTCAGCAGTCTGCGCCCACGACACGCGGGCCCGACACTGGATCGTGCCGTCTCCCATGCGCTGCAGCCAGCTCGTGCCGGAGACCACGACCAGACCGGCCAGCGCGCCAGGCCGGGCGTAGGCGTTGGGCAAGCTGGTGTTGGGCGTCAGGTCGACCGCCGTGGCGGCACCGAAGGCCCAGTCCCACACCGCCGCGGCCGTCTCGCGCAGCGTCAGAGCCACCGTGCCGGCGCCGAAGTCGTGCGACCGCTCAACCACCGTGAACAGCTTGCCGGACCAGCCGTAGCGGGTGATCGTCAGCGCCACCACGCTGCCCGGCACCACGTCGTACGCACGCAGGTTGCAGGTGAGCTGCACACGCATGCCCTGCCGGTTGCGCTCCAGCATGATCTTGGCCAGGCGCTGCGCGCGCATGGCGCCGGTCACCATGTCCAGCGTCACGTCAGACGGCAGATCCAGCCCGCCGTCGTCGCTCACGTAGGTGGCATTGGTGACGGGCGGGGCCTCGATGGTCGTCCAGGCCTTGGCCGGCTCGATGTACTTGGCGATCACGCGGTTGATCAGCTCGGTGCGCTGCGCAGCCGGCTGGATCGTGATCGCGCCGCCAGCCAGCATGTCCTCGGTGATGGTCATCTCGGGCGACAGGTGCCGCCCGGCGCGGATGGCGTAGCGCCCCTGAGCCCAGGCCACCGTGCCGGCCATTGCCTCGACCAGCGCATCCAGGTTGTCGCGCGGCGGCTGGTCGGTGCTCAGCACGCCGTTGCAGGTGTAGCGCTTCTCGGTCACGCCCGTGGCCACGGTCACGAGCTCTTCGCAGGCCAGCTCCTCGAAGAGCAGCTCGTTGTCCGGCACCTCGGTCGACGTGGCGCCCATGTAGGAGCGCAGGTAGTCGGCCACGCACAAGGCGGCGTTGTCGCTCCAGGCCGTGGACACCGTGAGCGGCGACCACACCTTGCGCCCGCGCACCACGGCCGAGACATCGGGCAGGCCGGTGGCGCCGAACACGTCCTGGTCGTACTCCAGCCGCACATAGAGGTAACACAGGCCGCGCAGGCGGTGCGCGCTGGTCCACTTGCCGCCGCTGGCCGCGATCAGGCCGGCGTCAGCGGTCTGCGTGGCCGTGCCCAGGTAGCGCGTGATCTGCACCAGCGGCGTGCTGCTGGCCTGGTAGGTGTAGGCGATGGTGATCAGCGTGCCGGCCGGTATGCCGGTCGTCGTGAGGGTGACCACGTTGCCCGCCAGGCTGGCCGCCACGGGTGATGACCCGGTGCCCTCGCCGTCAATCTGCACCGTCGCCACCAGCACGGCCAGGGCGGGCGTGCTGGCCAGCGTCACCACCGTCGTGGCCCCGCCGCTGGCGGCCACGGTCTGCGTGGTCTCGGCCGTGGTGACGCGGGCAAACCCGGCAGTGGTGACGTTGCCGGCGCCGTCCAGCGTCAGGGCGGTGTCGCCGAAATACACCGTTTCGATCGCATCGCACTCGTGCCCGGCTAGCAGCACCACCAGGTGCATGAACTCACCCTTGCTGCCCGTGCTCTGCGCGTAGGCGATGGGGCCCGACACCCGCGCGCGGCCGTACACGATCTTGTGCGGCGCGGTGGCGCTCTGCACCATCTGGTCGCGGTCGCGCTGCGCGTCGTTGAAGGCGCTGCGGGCCTTGTTGCGGGCGCTGCGCTTGGCGTCGCCGCCGGCCAGCCCGCCGACGACAAACGCCGCCGCCGCAGCGTAGTAGCTGCCGGTCTTGGCGAACGTGGCAATCGCAGCAGTGACGCCCGAGCCGAAGTCAAATGCCATGCGTGTTGCCCCGCTACTGCTTGAAGAACTCGGCCCGGGGCCACACGATGCGCTGCTGCTCCATCTGCGCGATGTACTGCAGCCCCAGGTCGCCCGGGAAGTCGGCCTGCAACTGGGCGTCGGTGTACCGCTTGGTGCGGGGCCGATCCCACGTGGCCATGCGGTGCTCGGCGACCAGGGTGACGGTGGCCGAGCCGTTCGGGTCATCGCTGATCAGCGGCGCATCCATGAGCCCGCTCCAGCAGTTGATGTCGACCTGCAGGGCATTGGCGGCATCGAGCACGGCCATGCGCAGCGTCAGTGGCCGGCCCTGCATGCGCTCGCTCATCGCGCTGCCCAGCGAGGCCGACGTCACGCCGCTGATCGTGAGCTTGATCCCCTCGAAGCTCTCGGCCGTCTCGCGGATAGCCTCGATGTCGATCAGGCCCAGCGCCGGCTGATAGGTGTTGCCCGACCACGTGACCGGGAAGTCCAGCCCGCACAGGTACTGCGTGCCGCTGGCAAAGCCGATCTCGACGAGCGGGAACAGCCGCACGTGGTCGGCCTGCAGCGCCGCGGCGAAGGACACGCCCAGGTTGCGCGCGGTCATGAGAACTCCTCGACCAGATCGATGGACATCTCGGGACAGATGCCGCCGCTGTCGCGCTGGAATGCCACGCCATCGATGTCGGCGATGCGGTAGAGCGCGGCAGGCCGCACGATGGTGATGGCGGAGTTGTCGGCCACTGCGGCACGTAACGGGGGGCGGAACTCGACGCCCGAGAGGGTCTCGCCGGATGCCCCGGCAACCACCTGCACCAGCTGGTTTCCGCCACCCACCAGAGGCAACTGCAGCCAGTCGCCAGGCGTGGCCGCAGGTGGGCCGCTGTATCCTGGGTCGATCTGCGTGCCGCGCACGAACGTGCCGCCCCAGATGTGCACCACAGCCGTGGCGGACGTGCCCTGCGCGCCACGCAGGCGGATGGACGGGATGAAGACGGCACCGGTCACCGATGCGCCGTCGATGGCGATGACGCAGCGCTGCCATGTGGGCGTGATGGTGAACACGCCGCCGCCGATGCCGTTGAAGTCGATCCGCACCGCGTAGGTCGATGCGTCAGCCGACTTGAGCCAGATCGCGAACACCTGCGCCGTGCCCACCACCGATGCGCAGTCCGTGGAGTTGGCGCTGACTGTCGACCGGTCGCCGGTCGTGGTGCCTGCGCCTATCGACAGCGTGACCTTGTCGGCCGTGGTGCTGCCATCCGGCGCAACGCCGTCGTTGGCAACGACCGCGGGCACCGTGCCCGTGCCGGTGGCAGTCTTGACCCACCAGGCATTGTCGATGTCCTGGCTGAACCGGACGCGGTTCTGGCCGGGGTAGATCACGCCATCCAGGGCCAGCGTGGTCGCGAACTGCGCCAGGGCGCCATTGACCAGTGGCGACCCGGACAGCTGCAGCGGCTCGGCGCGCGCCTGGTCCCAGAGCTGAGCGCGGTGCTCGACCCCGCTCAGACGATGGATGAAGGCTTCGACCCGCGCACGGTCGGCGTAGAACTGCCGGGGCAGGGTCACGGTGAGCGCCCAGCGGGCGCCGGGCAGCGAGATGCCTTGCCCGGCGCCGCTCAGCGGGCTGGTGTTGAACCGCGCGTTGTGCCGCAGGCGCACAGTCATCTGCGCAGCGTCGAATGCTCGGTCTCCCGATGGCCAGGTGTAGGTGGTCATGATCAGGTGCGGAAGGCAGAGCGGTTGCGCCGCATGGTGTCGAGCACGGCCGCCTGCGCCTGCTGCGCCGCCTGGGCCATGCCCTGCACGACGAGCTGGCGCACTTGGGCCGCGTCGGTGCGCGCGTCGATGTTGATGACGGGCGCCAGCGTGAGCTGCACGGGCGGCATGGCGTCGCGGCTTGCGCGCGGATCAGCCGCGCCGGCCAGGCGTTCGCCGCCCTGGCTGCCGAACGCGCCGCCGGTGGCGAAGTGCACCGCTGGCGCGCGCAGCCCGAACGCCGCGCCGGTGGCAAAGCGGCGCAGCATCTGGCCGGGCTTCGGGCCGTCCCGCCCGGTCGCCGCCAGGGCGCTGGCGGCATCGAGCACAGCCGACAGGCGCCCGCCGCGCCCGCGCGCCAGGCTCAGCGTGCCGACCTGGCGGCCGCTGGCATCCAGTGCCGCCACGCCCAGGCCGCCGCCCGGGGCGCGGTCAAGCGGCATCACGGCCTCGGGCCCGGCCTCGCCCATGAGCCCATTGCGCAGCGCGCCGCCGTCAGCGAAACGGAACGGCGTGGGCTGGTCGACGACCTGGTTCGTGAACGCGCCGCCGGTGGCGAAGCGATGGGCGGACCCGAACACATCGCCGAGGGCCTTTGGCATGACCGGTCCCATGAAGCTGGCGTCACCCTCCACGGGACCATTGCCGCCAGACGCTGCCGAGAACAGCCCCATCAGGCCGCTGGCTGATGACGACGCCGACTGCGCCGACAGGCTGGCCACGAAGCTCAGTACCGCCTGCACTGCGCCGAACAGACCGTTGCCCAGCTTGCCCAGGCCGTCGCCCGCCGTGCCGGCCTGCGTGCCCAGGGCAGAACTGGCGTCAGCCGCGCCGCGCATGCGCGCGCCGGCTGCGGTGGCTGCATCGCCCAGATCCTGCAGCGGGCCCATGAAGCTGGCGTCACCCTCCTGGCCGCTGTAGCCCTTGGTCGACGTCGCGGCCTGCGGGCGCAGGAATGCGCTCACAGCGCCTAGCACGCCCTGGCCGCTGTCGCTGCCCAGCATCTGGCGGAACTGCAGCCGCAGCATCTGGTTGATCGCGTCGTCGACCAGGCTCTTCACGTTGAGCTTGCCCGTGCGGGCGAACTGCACGAAGGCGTCCTCTCCGTTCTTGACGATGCCCTGCATCAGCTCGTCATGGCCCTGGCGCATGAGGCGGTTCACATCCGCCCAGCCGTCCACCAACTTCCGCCACCCGGGCTTGAACTGCTCGGCCAGCTGCGCATTGCGGTCGACCAGCCAGGCCGCCAGCTCGTCCTCGAGGGCCTTGCGGTCATCGGCGCCCAGGGCATCCAGGTCGAGCTGCTCGCGCAGGCGGCGCTGCTCGATGGCCAGCTCGGCGCGGGCGCGCTGCTCGTCGTCGCGGATCATGGCCACGCTCAGCTGCTCGCGGCTGGCCCTGAGCTGCTCGCCGGCCTGCAGTGCGGCCTTCCAGCGGGCGTCCTCGCGCGCCGCCAGAGCGTCGTCGCCCTTGCGCATGGCGTCGCCCAGGGGGTCGAAATCCGGGGCATCGCTCTGCAAGCTCTGCGACGCCAGCGCCTTGTCGGGCGCCTGGCGGATCTGCCGCGTCACATCAGCCAGCTGGGCGCGCAGCGTGACAAGCCGGCCCTCCTGCTGCCGTGCGGCGGCGGCATCGCCCGGGGCCGTCTGGCGCAGCGCCTCCAGCTCGATTTCCTTGGCCACCAGGCGGGCCTTGACGGTCAGCCGGTCCTGCTCGATGCGCAGGCTCTCGTCAGCGGCCAGCCGCTCGCCGACCTGCCCGGCCTGGCGCGCCTGGGCCAGCGCGGTTTCGCGGTCATCCAGCGCCGCCAGCTCGGCATCGGTGCCGGCCTTGAACTGCGCCAGGGTCAGGCCGGCCTGGGCGTCCGCCAGCGCGCGCGCCTTGGCGCTCTGCCCTGCGGCCAGGGCTGCCAGCTTGTCATTGGTGGCTCGCTGACCCTCGATCAGGCGCTGATCGCGCTCGCGTGTGAGCTGCGCCACGCGTTCGGGGTCGCCCTGCGCCAGCTCGATGGCCTGGCTGTACTGTTTGGACAACTCGGCCGCATCCTTGACCCACTGGCGCTTGATGTCGACATCGAGCTGCGCGGTCTTGCCTGCGTCGGCGACCAGCTTGTCGCCCGCCTCGCGCGCCTTGTCGCCGGCCAGCTCGGACGCCTTGGTGTAGCGCACATAGGCCTCGGCCACCTGGCGGGTGAGTGCACCCACGAGCGCCTCGCGCGCCGCCTGGCCCATGCCGGCAAACTCGCCATCGCCCTTCATGGCCGCCTGGCGCTGCGCCTCCAGCCGGGCGTACTCGGCGCCGGCCAGTTCGGCACTCCTGTCCTTGAGTGCGGGCACGCCCTCGGCAGCCTTCCGGTTGCGCTCCTCGACGGCTTTGATCTGCGCGTCGATGCGCGCCATGATCTCCGCGTGAGACTCCGTGACCTGCGCCTGGACGGCCTTCTCGCTGCTGGTGCCGGCCACCTTCCAGGCGGTCCAGGCGGTCACGCCCAGGGTCAGCAGCGTGGCGATGGCGCTCACAGGGCCGCCCAGGAAGGCCAGGCCGGCACGCAAGGCAGTGGTGGCCGTCGCCGCTGCCACCGTGCTCGTGCGCAGCACCAGCAGGCCGGCGCCCAGGGCCGCGGTGCCGCCCAGGGCCAGCCCCATGTTCTCGGCCAGCCCCTGGATGGCGCCGGCCGCCTTCTGGCTCACTCCACCGGCCTGGTCCAGCAGCCCGATGGTCTGCAGGAACGAGTTGCCCAGTTGCGTGAAGGCGCCGCCGATGGTCGCGGGCAGCTTGGCAAACTCTGCATCGATCTTGCCGGCGCTGCCCGCCAGCGCGCCGACGATCAGGTCAGAGGTCAGCCGGCCTTGCTCGGCCAGGCCGCGCAGGGCGCCGATGGGCACGCCCAGCGCATCGGCCAGGATCTTGGCCAGCCCAGGCGCCTGCTCCATCACCGAGTTGAACTCGTCGCCGCGCAGCGCGCCCGTGCCCAGCGCCTGGCCGAGCTGCAGCAGCGCTGCCTGCTGGCCCTGCGCGCTGCCGCCGCCCAGGGCCATGGCCTTGGACAGCGTCTCGGTGGTGCGGATCACGTCCTGCTGGCTCAGGCCCAGCTCCTTGCCAACGCTGGCAAGCTTGCCGTATCCGTCGGCCACCGCCTCGAGCGGCTGGCGGGTGCGCTGCGCCACCTCGAACAGGGCGGCCTGCGCGGTGGTGGCGCTGCCCAGGCCGTCGCTGGCGATGGCGATGCGTGCGCTCAAGCCGGCGTAGGCATCGGCCGCCTTGGCCGCGCCCGACACCAGGGCCGCCACCTGCGGCACCACCAGGCCCAGGCCGACGCCGTAGTGCGCCACCTTGGACAGCGCGCCGCTGAGCCGGTCCATGGCCGCCTGCGCCTGGTTGGCGCCGTTGACGGCGCCGCTGGCGTCGACGCCTACCTTGATCTTGAGGTCAGTGGTGGCCATAAACTTGCGGCATGAAATCCGTGTTGCTCGACGTGTTCGCCTGGGTGGTCGGCCTGCCGACGCTGGCCCTGGCGGCGTTCTGGCTGCTGGACTGGTGGTGCGTGCCGCTGGCCGCGCTGGCCTGGCTGGTGCATGCGCTGGTCACGTTCGACCGGGCCCACCCGCGCGACTGACGGCGGCGCGCGTTACTCGCGTCACTCGCGCACCAGGCCGAAGGCGGCCAGGGCCTTGTCGATCTCGTCCTCGTCCTGCCTGGCGCGCTGGCGCTGTGCCCCGGGGCCCTGCAGCGCCTCCCTGAACTCGCGGTAGGCGCCGGCATCGGCATGTGCGGCCATGCGCTGCGCGTCCATGTCGGCCAGGCGGCGCAGGGCGTCGACCCGGGCATGGGCGTTGGCGTAGCCACGCAGCTGCGCCAGGCTGTAGCCCAGCACGTCGGCATGACGGTGGCCACAGCTCACCAGCCGGGCGGCTAGGTCGAACCAGCCGCTGGCGCCGCCGGGGTCGGTGTCGGGGTCGCCGTCGGGGCCGCCCCCTGGCGCAGGCGCATCACCAGCGCCAGGGTGCCCCCGAAAAAATCCTGGTTCATTTCGATCACCTGCGCGGCCAGGCCGATGAAGTCGACCGCGTCCAGGTCCAGCACCCAGTCCAGCGGGCGGGCGCAGGCCACGGCCACCGCCTGGGCCACGTGCTCGCCATGCTCAGCCACCAGGGCCGACACGTCCACCACGGGCCCGCCCTGCGCGGCCAGGGCGCCCAGCGCGCCCATGAGCGGCGCCAGGGCGCGCGCGAAAGCCGGCAACTGGCGCACCTTGAGCGCAGCCAGCTCGACACGCTCGCCGCTCGACGCGACGAACACGACGGGTTCGGCCACCAGGGCGGCCAGGTCGTCGGGTGCGGCGCTCATCACAGCATCACCAGGCGGACTTCGTCGTTGCCCGACACGGGCAGCGCGCGGAAGTCGAAGCCGATCAGGCGCCGGCCGTTCTTGTCCACCTTCTTGGGGTTGATCAGCTGCACGCTGGGCAGGAACACCAGCGCCTGATTGCCGGCGGTGGTGCCGTGCAGCAGGCTCATGCTCTGCAGCGTGTTGGCGATGACGGTGCCCATGAAGGTGACCTCCTGCGCCGCCGTCAGGTCCAGCTCCAGCGAGCCCGTCACCTCACGCGCGCTGAGCTGCACCGAGTCGCCGCCCAGCAGCGGCTCGAACGCCACCTGGTTGCCGAACTTCAGCGACTGGATGCCGCTGCTGGGGTAGGCTGTGCCGCCGGTGACAGCGCCGGTGGCATACACGCCCCCAAGGGTGACGTCCCCGCTGTTGCCGTCGGTGATGACCTGAGGCTGTTTCCAGGCCGTGAGCGTGGGCGCGGCGTTGGCCACGGCCGTGACACCGCCGTACTCGGCCACGAAACTGAGCTTGATTTGCGGGATGTCACCCACGGGCATGGTGAATTCGACCTCACCCATGGCCGACAGCAGCTTGTGCAGCGCGCCGTCATCGTGGATGTAGATCGTGGCGGTCTTGAGCGCGGCGCTGATCGGGTTGTACTCGTAGCGCGATGGTGTGGCCGCCGTGGCGCCGGCGACGCCGCAGACCTGCAGCAGCGCATCCCAGGCCGGCGCGGTGCCGGCGGTGCCGGATCCGGCCAGTTCGACCGTCATCTCAACCTTGACGCTCAGCGCCCCGACCAGCTGCTCGCTGCCGCCCAGGAAGGGCCGGATCAGCGCCCGGTCGACGTTGGTGGCTTCGAGCGGCGTCAGGGTGACGTTGCGCACCAGCACCGCGTTGGCGGCACCGGTCGGGACGGCATCGACGCCGATGGTGGTCTCGATCTTGGCGAGAACGACGGTATTGCGGATGTAACGCGGCATGGCGGGCGCTCCTTATTCCTGGTCCGCCGGGGTGGCGGTGGCAGTGGCTGCAGTGGCGGCACGGGCGCGGCGGGCGCCCCTCGGGTCCATCGGGTCGACGCTGGCCGCCGGCCAGTCCAGGCCGGCGCCGATGGCCGTGGCCTCGTCCAGCGGGCGCAGGCCGCCGTCGGCGTCGCGCGCCCAGCTGCCGCCGGACTGGGGCAGCGGCTCGGGCTGCTGCTCGGTGGGTTCGATGCGGGTGTTCATGCACGCATGTTCTGCGCGCGCGCGCGTACACGCGAGGGAGCGCCATCACGGTGGGATGGCAGGCGCCTGCCCTGCGAACGAGGGCGGCGCGTGGGGTGTGCCCGGGCGAGCGGCCGCGGCCGCGGCCGCGGCCGCTCAGGGTCAGGTCTGGGTCTGGGCCTGGGTCTGGGTCAGGCCGAGCGCCACAGCGTGGCCACCTGCCACTCGTCGCTCCACCACAGGCGCCCGTCGTCCCACTTGAGCAGGCGCCCGCCCACGTAGGCGCAGGGCTCGCCCTCGGCCGGCACGGGCACGAAGCCCATGAGCGCGGCGCGCACCTGCCCGCGCAGCGCCTTGAGGTCGACCAGGCTGGCCGCGCCGGTGGCGTCGCGCCGGTTGGCCACCACCAGCAGGGTGCCGAAGGTCTGGTCGATCTGCTGCTGGTGCGGGCCCAGCCGCTCGGGCGGCAAGGCGCGCTCGGCCAGCGGCACCACGTACACCGCCGGCACCGCCGGGGTGTTGTCCAGCGCGGCGCCCAGTTCGGCCGCGCCGCCCACGCTCTTCACGTTGGCCAGCTGCGCGCGCAGGCGGGTGATGATGGGGTCCAGGTCCATGCCGGCGGGCCTGCCTGCCTACACGCGCCCGAAGCTGTCGAGCGTGTCGCTGTCGAAGATGCGGCTGCGCGTGCCCACCCGCACCGTCACGGCACTGGCGGCGGCCTCTGGCACCGGCAGCGCCGCCGCCAGGCCCAGGGTCACGCTGCCGGCGCTCAGGTTCTTGAGCAGCGCCACCGCGCTGGTGTAACGCGCGCGCACCGCGTCATTCGCGCGGTCGTCGAAGAGGTAGTAACGCGCGATGTCGCACGCCAGGCGCTCCAGCAGCGCCGGCACCGTGGCCAGCGGCAGGGCGTAGCGCACGCCCAGATAGCCGTCGATCTCGGCGTCGGCATCCGCCAGCGCCTGCGCCACCTTGGCCGCGTCGATGGCCTGGCCGGCCGCCTCGTCGGTCAGCTGCGCCAGTTCGACGGCGCCGAAGCGGTCGATCAGGTCCTGCTGGGTGGCGTAGGTCATGAGGGGTCAGCCAGGCTGTCAGGCCTTGGCCGGCTTGCGGGCGGGTGGCTCGGTCGACTCGGCCGAGTCGGGCTTGGCCGGCTCATCGGGCACCGCCACGGCGGCGCCGATGTCCAGCAGCCAGGCGATTTCCTTGTCCGGCAGGCCGTAGGTCGCCGGGTCGAAGCGGTCGCCCTCGCGGGTGAGGACGTCCGGGGCCAGCTTGATGGGGGTGGTGGCTTGCAGCAGCATGGTGTGCCAGGCGATCAGGCCGGGTTGCTGATCAGGTAGCCCGCGGCGATGCCGCTGAGCACCGGGGCGCGCTCGAAGGTCACGCCGTACACCCAGCTCTTGGACGGCGCGTCCCAATAGGGCGGCTCCACCAGCGGATTGCCTTCCAGGGTGTAGGTGTAGCCGTAGCTGGGCTCTTCCAGGCTGAGGTCGGCGCTGGTCTGGGGCACATAGGCCAGCACCGCGGCATTGCCCCAGATGTCCACGGCCGTGTTGGCGTCGTTCCAGTACACGCCCGCGCCCACCACCACCTCCTTCACGTTGAACAGGCCGGCCAGCATCTGCGGCGTGATCTGGCTGGCATCCGTGCCGGCCTGGCCGTTGTACTGGAAGCGCTGCACGACGTTGGGGTTGTTCTTGCACGCGTTGAAGGCCAGGGCGGACAGCAGCATCACGTTCGGATACACGCCGCACTGCTGGCGGATGGCCTCGCGCGCGGTGTCCACGTCGGTCAGCGGCACGCCGGTCGAGACACTCCACTTGGTGGCGCCGGCCAGCGTCACCTTGTTGGTGGCTGCGTAGTTGGCGGCGTTGGTGGCCAGGGCGGCCTGGTCGACCTCCAGGCTCAGGCCCATGTTGCGCATGCCCACGTTCACCGCGCGGCGGCCCAGGTCGATGCCGGGGGTGATGGCGGCGTCCTGCATGTGCTCGCGCGGCAGCGGCACCTCGATGGCGTCCTGCAGCAGCGCGAAGGGCTTGCCGGCGTAGCCGAACTGGATGCGCGCGGTGCGGCCGCCCGGCGCGCGCTTGCTGGCATACAAGCGGAAGGCGTCGCGGCCGAACTCGATGATCTGGCCGCCGCGCACCTTGACCGGCACACGCGGAAAGAGCTTGCCGCCCACGAAGTCCAGGATCTGGTAACCCTGGGCGACCGAACTGAGGACGGGGTCGACGACGCGAACGCCGGAATTGGACTGAGGCATGGGGTGGGTCCTTGACGGGGAAAGTCAGTGAGGGGCGGTGGCCAGGCGGGGATCAGTTGCCGATCAGCACTTCGATCAGGTCGCCGGCCGCGGCGGCCGCCTGAAGCGCGGTGCCGAAGACGAATTGCGGCGCGTCGCCGCCGGCCATCGTGCCGGCGCCGTTGGCCGCCGCCGACGTCACCGCCACGGCGCCCGCGGCGATCGTCAGTGCGGTGGCCGTGATGACACGGCCGACGGAGTCCACCGCCACGCGCGCGCCGACGGTGATGGCCGCGCCTGCCTCGCACACGGCCGTGCCGAAGGCGGTGGCGTCGAACATCTCGCCGCTGACGGCCGAGCGCCGGGCAATGCCGACGATCTTCTGGCCCGCCACCGTGGCCTGGGCGGCCGTGTAGGCGCCGCTCGTGGTGGGGGCGATGATGTTGACGGCGCGCGCGTAGGTCACGGCACCGCTGGCGACGAAGGACAACTCGAAGACGGAACGGGCTTGCTGGCTCATGGTGGCGTGGGGCTCGCGTTAGAAAGTGGGGGCCAAGGGGCGATCAGGCCGGGTGTTGAACGCGTCTCGGTCGGCGCTCAGGCCGCACCGGCCTGCACGGCGGTCAGGGCGGCGTCGTAGCTCGTGCCGGGGTGGCTGGCCTGGTAGGCCTTGACGCGGCGGTGCAGGGCGGCGCTGCCGCCGTCGACCGTGTAGCCCTGCGGGGCCGCGAAATCGATGTGGCCGGCGCCGCTGCCGCTGCCGGCCTGGGGGTCGGCGCGCTGGGTGGTGGCCAGCTCGGCGAACTCCACGCGCACCGGCAGCGCGGCGAGCTGCTCGCGCAGCGCGTCCAGCAGCGGGCGCTGCGTGGCGCCTTCGCCGAAGTGCACCGGCGTGTCGGCCGTGGCCACGTTGCCGAGTTCGAGCGCCCACACGGCGGCGCCATCGGCGCTGAGGCGGCCCTCGGTGACCAGGCGCTCGCAGAACGCGGTCTGCTCGGCGCGCAAGGCGGTGTGGCGGGCCTTGCGCTGGGCCGCGGTGGCGGCGTCCAGCTCGGCCTTCAGGCGGGCGTTTTCGGCCTGCAGGGCCTGGGCTTCTTGAGGGGTCACGGTGGGCTCCTGGGGGGCTGAGAAGGAAACAGGGGTGGCGGTGGCCACGTCGGTGCTGGCCTCGCGCAGCTCGTCGCGCGCGGCGTTCTCCAGGCTGGCGACATCCCAGCTCGGCACCACGGCGTCGGCGGTGGCCAGGTCGAACTTGCCGATCAGCCACTCGCGCAGGCGGCGCCACAGGCCGGCGTTGGTCACGTCGTCCCATTCGGCGAACTCGACCACGCCGGCCTCGCCGTCGGCGAAGCTGGGCGCGCGCAGGCCCTTCACGGCCGGCGCCATGGCGCCCAGGAAACCCACGTGGCGCAGGTAATAGACACCCGGCACCGGGTTGTTCGGGGCGTCCGGGGCGTAGAAGCTCGCGCTGATCTTCTTGTAGCGCCCGGCCTTCACCAGCTCGGCGAAGGCGGCGTCGACCTGGTGGGGCTGCGCTTCGAGCGCACCGCCCACGTGGCGCACGCTGCTGACCCAGCCATAGGCCGGGCCGTCGGCGCTCGGGTGGCCGATCACGATGGGGGCCTCGTGCAGCGCCGGGCTGTAGGCCTGGGCGGTGGCGGCCAGGTCAGCCTCGCTGAAGGCCAGCGTGTCGCCGCTCATGGCGATGTGGCGCCCGGGGCGAAAGACCTGCAGCGACTGGCTCAGGTCGACGGCCGCAGCGGGGGCGGCGGTGGGTGGAGTGGCGCGGGGCATGCGCCGCACTGTGCCCAGCCAGGGGCCGGCGCAGAACCATGCGCCGCCACGGTGGGCAGGCCGGGGGGATCAGCCGGCGGCGCGCACCAACAACATCAGCACCTCGACATAGCGCGAGGAATCCGGGGCATTGACCTGCACCCTGATGCGGTAGTTGCAGCCTGCCACACCGCCGACCACACGCTGCAGCACCAGCGAGCCGCTGACCTGCGGCCCGCCCGAAAGTATCGCCTGCGGATCAGCATCCGCCGGGCCGCTGTCGCGCTCCACCGTCACGACGGGTGTGCTGGGCGACGCCGTCAGCGCGGCAAAGTCCAGCCCCACCGTGATGATTTCGGCCGGGTCCTTGGTGTCTCGAAGCATGTAGATCACGCTGCTGCAACCTTCGCCGTGTAGTCGCGAGCCCGTGCCGCGCTGGTGTAGTCGCGCTCACGCGCTGGGCTGATGAACGTGCGGCTGCGCACGCGCACGGTGTAACGCGCATCAGGCATGAGGGCGACGGTGGATCCGGCGGCCTGCTGGCTCACGGCGCCGAGCTGCTGCGCAGCAACGCCGCGCACGAGGATGCCACCCGCGCCGGCCTGGGTGATGGGGGGCAGCACCTGGGCTGCCGCGCCACGCACGGCCACGGTGGCCGCTGACGCCTGCACCACGGCGCCCAGCGTGGCGGCACCGGCACCAGAGACCAGCACCTGCGCCGTGGCCACCTGGCTGACGGGGGCGAGCACCACGGCGCCCGCACCCGTGACAGGCACCGCCCCCACCACGCCGGCCGCGACCTGGGTGATGGCCGGCAGCGCCTGCGCCGCAGTGCCAGCGACAGGCACAGTGCCGGCAGCCACCTGCGTGACCGAGCCAAGCTGCGCAGCTTGTGCGCCCGCCACAGCCACCTGAGCCGCAGCCGACTGAGTGATGGGGCCGAGGGTCGCATCCCCCGCGCCAGTAATCGGCGTGATGCCGGACGCGAGGGCGGCGGCACCTGGAAGCAGCGGGGTGAACCACATGCTCAAGCCACCTTACGGACGGACCACGAGAAGGCCCGGTCAGTGCCCGCCAACTTGTCCATCGTGATGTCCCAGCCCACGCCGAGCAGCAGGGATGGGAGCACGAGGATGGGCTCGGCCTGGGCACCGTTGATCGGCTTGCGGCGGACGAGGTGCTTGGTGCCGCCGGCCACGGCTGTTTCATAGATCCGCAGCTCGTAGGCCTCGGTCGCCGTCATGTTGGCGCAGTCGAGCACGAGCTCATAGATGCCCGCGGTCGTGCTGGTCTGCAGCGTGGTGGTGCCGCTGATCAGGCTCAGTTCGGTCGTGCTGATCGTGACGGCAGAGCCAGTGGCAAACGTGAGGTCGATGGCCATCAGTCGGCACTCCAGTATGTGATGCGGATGTAGCCGGGGGCGCCCGCACCGCCGGCACGATTGCCGCCGCCCCCACCACCGCCTGCGCCGTAGTTCGTAGCCGTGGCACCGGCGGCGTTGCCAGCACCGCCAGCACCCCCAAGCCCGAACACACTGGGCGCACCGCGGCCGCCGCCACCGAACGACACGGTGCCACTGGTGTTACCAGACGCGCCCCCGGCAGTCAGTGACTGCCAGCGCAAAGCCGCCACGTCGCCGCTACCGCCAGCGCCACCCGCAACGGAGCCTGACGCGTTCCCTGCGCCGCCGCCGCCCCCTGCGGCAATCAGCGTGTACGCGCGGCCGAGGCCGAACCTCTCTGCGATGGTCCCGGTACTGCCTGCGCCACCCGCTGTGCCAGCCGTGCCAGACGTACCGTTGCCGCTAGAGCCTGCACCGCCTGATGCGGACGCTGACGCTGATGCAGCACCGCCGGTGGCCCCGCCTATTGAAGACGCTGTGTTCAGCGTGATTGATCGGGCTGTGGTGCCCGTATTGCCGGCAATCGTGACGCTGGTGGCCCCGCCGGACCCCCCGACGCCGCCAGCCCCAGACGTACCAGCTGCCCCAGCCGTGCCGCCAGCCCCTACTGTCACCGTCAGCACATCACCTGGATATACGACGAGCCCCCGATACCCCAGCATGCTGAGCGATGCGCCGCCGCCGCCGCCCCCACACGATATTGCGGTCCCGCTGATAAGGCCGCCACCGCCAGCACCCCCGCCGCCGCCGTTGGCCATATCGATCACAGGCACACCAGACAGTCCAGGCTGTGCGGTCCACGACCACGGCCCCGACGTCCCCTGACTCGCGTCTGCCACACCGTCCGTGACGATACCGACGCCGACGATGAACTCAACGACGTGCTGCCTCAGCCCGATTCCATCGAGTGCCATGTCAGCTCCCCACCAGGGCCACGGCCTGCTCGTCGGTGAGCAGGTGCAGCGAGCGCAGGTACATGACGAAGGCGACCGTGTCGGGGTCAGCCGGATCGACATCCTGCGCAGCGTCCAGCAGCGCCAAGGCATCGGCGATCACGGGATCAACCTGGGCTGTCGCGCGGATGTTGATGCGTGCGGCGGCCGGAATGCGCCGCATGAACTCCAGCCGACTCATGGGCGCTGGAGGTGGTGCAGGCACAGGCACAGGCGGTGGCGCTGTGAACTGCCCGGTCGCCGCGTCGTAGGTGTGGCCCGGGCCGACGTGCGCCAGCGCGGGCGTGCGTTCGATGCACGTGTGGCCGGGATAGAAGGCGGCGGCACGCTCGGTCGAGTCCGCACAGATGCAGTTCTCGACCAGGCCGGCGGTGATGAGCAGCACGTCCATCACGCCCCCGGCGCCGTCTGCGTCTTGCTGGTGATCGACACGGCCTGCGCCGCGGCGATCGAGACGTTGTCGAGCGTGAGGTCACCGCCGCCGCCGGTGGCGGTCACGGTGCCTTGTTCGTGGCAGGTCGTGCCCGCGCTGTCGACGATGCGGTAATACCCGGCCGTGCCGGCCGCTGCGCCGGTGCCCGTCCAGCTGCCGGACAGCGCCTTGGTGCCGCCGGATGCCGCGGCCATCCAATCGGCGGGCAGCGCCACCTCCACCAGCAGCGTGCCGGTCTGGGCTGCTGCGCAGTTGGCGGGCGGAGCGCCGGTCAGGATGCGCAGCTTGGCACTGGTGCCGATGGCGGTCTCGATGGCGTCCAGCAGGGCATTGCGCACTGCGGTGCTGAATTGGAGGGGCATGATGGGTGTCGTCCGGGCTGGGGCATGGCGGTTTGCCAATGCTCCCCCGGCCTCGCCCGCCTGCGCAGCGCGCGGCACTACGGTGGGCGGCGCCGCAGCCCGGATATCCCGGCCGTCTGGCGTTCTGGATGTCCCCCCGGCCGCTGAAGGGCTCAGGGAGCCGCGTTAACCGACGTAAAAATCGACGATCGCCCCCCGGGTGGTACGTGGGTAGCCACGCACCAGAAAAATCGCTCTACGGCCCGATTCTAGAAACAAGCCCGCGAAGGGGTCGCTTCAGCGCCCGGCCGATACCGAGAACAGGTAGTCGGCGAGCAGGTCCAGCACCTCGGCCCGGTCGGCCGGGTAAAGGCTGCCGTCCTGGCGGATGGGCAGGAAGGGCCGCGCCGGGATATCGCCCCACAGGTGCGGGAACTCGCTCTTCTTGCCGCCGAACTGCTGGATGGCGGCATACACCGGCGTGGCCACGATGGTGACGCTGTGGGCCGCGGCCCGGGCGACGATCTGGCGTTCCAGGCTGTGGCTCTCGCCGACCAGCGGCTTCTTGCTGCCCACGGCGCGCAGGCCCTTGGCGTTGAGGTCGCCGCGGCGCACGAAGCGCTTGCCGTCGGCCGTCATCACGTCGCCCTTGGTGTTGCGGTTGCTCTTGCTCTGGCGCGCCTGCTCAATGATCTGCAGCAGCGTCGTCGCGCTGTTGGGCGCCCACTTCTTGCCGTCCGGCCCGGTGGAGGACTGGAAGCGCGCCTGCGCACGCTCCACGATGCCCTCGCCGATGTCCTGCAGCACCGGCTGCAGGTTGCCCACGCGCTGGGCCAGCTGCGCCAGCGCCTGGCGCACGGCGGCGTCGTCGACCTGGATGGAGAAGGTGGTCATGCCATTCCCAGCGCCCGCGACGCCATGGCCAGCACAGTGAACACTGCCAGTGCAGCCAAACTGATGTTGAGCCAACGCGCGCGCCACGCCACGTCAGCCGCAGCGCTCTCCAGAACCACTTCCATGGTCGATAACCAGACCTCCAGGTTGTCGGTCGTGCTGGCGCGCATCTGGCGCCAGTCGTTGAACGTGCTGGCGCCGATGCCCAGGGGGGAGGCCTGGCGTGCCCGCTGGCCGTAGAGCGACAGTGCGAAGCCGCAGGCGTAGCACGCTGCCAGCCACCAAGCCGAGCGCATCGAGCCCAAGAGCCCGCCAGCAGCGAACAGTGCGGTGCCCGCCAGCCAGAGCTGCGACACCCTGAACATGCGCTCGATCAGCACGCGGTGCAGGTCAAGCAATTCCTTGCGTTGGCGAATCAGCTCCCCGATCAGCTTGTCGAGGAATTCCGGGTCCGGGCTCTCGCGCTCGACCGTGAAACTGGTTCCCGATGCCGGATCGAACAGAAAGTCCACGGTTTCGGCCGACTGCGGCGATTGGGTCTTGTCTTCGGTGTTCATGGTTCAGTCCTTGGCGTTAAAGTTGAGGCTCAAGCTTCTGTGGCAAAAATCTCGCAGCGAACTGCCGCCCCGACGGTCAATACGGCGGGGTGACCCATACCCGGATGGGTCGGAGTGCAAACGACTGAGATGCGAGCCAGTCGCGCAGAAGACGCGGAGGTTTTCGGGTGCCCTCCACTCATTTCCATGGTCATCGCTCCCATCGGATGGCCTTGCCGGCACGGATCGATGCAGTCAGTTCTCGCTGGCTTGATCTGCGCATCGACACCAGGAATAGGTCGCTCCCGTCGGCCGCAGCCTTGATGACTGCGACGGCGACATCACCACCCTCGTGGTAGTAGACGAGCCGGGTATCCCCAGACGATTCGACATATTCGGCCTGATCCAGCACCTGCTGCAGCCGCACATATCCACCGACGGGCATCTGCTGCCCCTGCCGGTGCAGGGTCTGCTTGATGGCGGTGTCATCCGAGAGCCACACCGTGTGCGTCATGTGGCCTGATGCTGTTCCCCCTGCAGGGTCTGTGGGGATCTTCAGCGCCTTGAGCCCCCGGTCATCCAGCACCGCCACCGGGATTCGCTCACCGGTCGACAGTGCTTTGCGCACCGCCATCGAAACGTCACCGGCTGGCATCTGGGTGTATTTCGGCAGCGCCTTCTCTTCGGTCGCGCGCTGTTCAATGTGCTGCATCCACCGCTCGAACACCCCATCCTTCAAGTTCTCCGCCACGACGGCGCGCGCCGTCTCGAATGGGTACTTGTCCAGGTTCGGGTGCCAGGTGGCCCCAGGCGCGTAGTCAAACCCCTTGTCGATGCCCATGGGCGCGCCGGTCTTGGGGTTGATCTGGTCCCAGCCGTCGGGCGGCGTGGTGGGCGCACCCGGCGGCACCTTGCGTTCGGGGCGCACCTTGCAGCCGCAGCCCCAGCCGTTGGGCGGAAAGTGGCTCTGCCAGAACGGGTGATCGAGGGGCAGGGTCAGGCCGTTCCAGGCCTCGTGCTGCGGGCGCGGGTGCAGCACGCTGTCGCGGTGCACGTAGCGCCAGAAGGGCAGGCCTTCGGCGGTGGCCGGGTCGGTGAGCTGGGCCCAGCGGCCGGCGGCAAAGCTGGTGGCCAGGTTGGTCTGATAGATGACCTTGGTGCGCCACGCGACGCCGGCCGCGCTGCCCTCGCCCGTCCAGCCGGTCCAGCCGCGGGCGGCGACGATGGTCTTGAACTGCTTGCGGAAGGCCTCCAGCCCCGTGCCCTTGGCGATGGCGTCGTCCACCGCGCCGCGCAGGTCGGCCAGCAGGTCGGCCTTGGCGGCGCCGGCCACGATGAAGGCGCGGTCATGCGCGCGGCGGGTGATGTCGTCCCAGTGCTCGGTGGGCAGGTCGAGCTTTTGCCGGAAGAAGGCCAGCTGCTGCTCGAACGGCGTGTTGAAGCCGAAGGCGGCCGCGGCCGCGGCGGCGGGGGCAGTCGTGGCCACGGCTCAGGCGCCTGCCAGGCGCTGCAGCAGCGGCCCGGGCTCGGCGCGCGCCAGCTCACGCAGCACCCAGGGGCTGAGGATGCCGTCGTCGGGCAGGCCCAGCGCGAGCTGCAGCCGGGTGACGAAGGCGAACTCGCCCAGCCGCAGCGCCAGGTCGAACAGCACCGGGCGCAGGTCGGCGGGCATCTCGTCCAGCCGGTTCCAGGCCCAGCAGGCGCGGAGTTGCTCGCGCTGGTCGGCCCGGGCGTGCCCCAGTGCCAGCCGGCGGGAAAACACGGTGTCGAAGTCCATGACGGGGGTGGCGTTCATCAGGCGGCCCCCTGCGCCTGGGTGCGGGCGTCGTCCAGGCCCTTCAGCTCGGCCAGGGCGAAGGCCGCGGCCATGAGCTTGACCAGGTCGGCGCTGTCCAGGCTGCCGTAGGCATGGGTCAGCGCGTCCTGCAGCTCGGCGAAGTTGGCGGCGCGGTCGACCAGCGCCTGCACCTGGGCGCCGAGCGTGGCCCAGGCCGGCGCGGCCGCGGCGCCCAGCTGCTGCAGCTCGGCGGTGGTGGGGTCGGCTTCGGCCGCCCCGCGGGCTTGCGCCAGCGCGGCCTCGGCAAACGCGGCGCCGGCTGAACTGGCCTTGCCGACCGGGCCGGCGAGCTGGCCAGGGCCAGGGCCTTGTCCGGGGCCCGCCTCGGGCAGCAGGTCGCCTTCCTGGTAGCCATAGGCGCGCATGAAGTAGGCGTTAGAAAACCGCGCCCCGGCGTCGTGGTTGCTCTTGTCGCGCTGGGCCTGCAGATCGTCGCGCGCCTGCTGGTCCCACAAGCTGAACACGGGCGCGGCGCTGCCGGGCCAGTTGATGTCCACCATCCAGCGGATGAGCTGGTTGACGGCCGCGGCCACCACCTCGGCGTCGGCGTCGCGCAGGTCTTCGGCGACATCGAGGCCGGCGCTGGCGCTCGCCTTGTTGCTGCTGGCCTCCATCGTCTGGTTGGTGCCGGTCAGCACGATGCTGATCTCGCTGCGGCAGTGCAGCACCAGGCGCTCGTAGAGATCGGCGCTGGCGCTCTTGCCGGCGGATTCGATCAGCTCGACGCTGCCGTCGTCAGGGATGGTGCCCACGCCGTCCTGGATCAGGCCTTCCAGGCCGGCGAGCATGGCGGCCACCTCGGCGGGCTGGCTGCCGCGCGGCAGCTTGCCCAGTGCGAAGGCGGAGCCGAACTTCTCGGCGAAGGTCAGCCAGAAGCGCTTGCCGCCCTTCATGAAGATCACCGGCCAGTAGCACAGCGCCAGGTCGGGCTGGCCGTAGGGGTTCTGGTAGGTCGGATCCTGGCGCGGCAGCAGGAACTTGCGCTCGGGCAGCAGCTCGCCTTCCAGCGGCACGGCCTTGGTCTTCAGGCGCAGGCGGTTGTCGGGGTCGAAGCAGAACCACTCGGGCGGCTTGGCCTGCACGTCGGCCGGCAGCACGCCGCCGGGCTGGCCGCGCCAGGTGATTTCCAGGGGCTGGTAGCCGAACAGCACGGCTTCGAGCGCCTGGCCGATGATGCGCTCCAGGTCGAGCGCCGCCAGCGCGTCCTGCACCGCCTTGTGCACCCGGGCCGGCGCCTGGGCGCGGTCCAGCCCCCACTGCATGGCCTTCACGGCCGCCTTGCGCCGGCGAATGCAGGCGCCCACGTGGCTGTCTCGCGCGATGGTGCGATAGGTGCTGATGTCAATGCCCCGCTCCTTCAGGATCGGGTCGGGGTTGGGCAGCACCAGGCCGAAGGCCGAGAAGTCCAGGGCCCGCACGCGCGTGGCGAACTCGCCGTCGGCGGCCGCGCGGGTGCTGGCGGTGAAGGGGGCAGCAGTGGCCATGATGATGAAGGGGGGGAGGTGATCCGGGTTCGGGGGTCAGTAGCCGCGCAGGTCGACCCGGCGGGCCGCGCGCAGGCCGGGGCGGCTCATCACCTGGGCGACGCCGCCCAGGCCGGTGGTGGCGGCCATCCACAGCATGTGCAGGGCGTCCGGGCCGTCGTCGTGGTCGGCCTTGGGGAAGTGGCGCAGTTGCTCGATGAGCGTGGCCTGGCTGGCGTGCAGGCGGATCAGGCCGTTCTTGACGTGCGGCTGCAGGGTCTCGATGCGCAGCAGTTTGTCGGCGATGGGCTGCACCGCGCGCGCCGGCACCGGCACACCGGCGGCGGCGCTGCGCTTGATCAGCTCGGTGCGCAGGAACTCCTGGAACTGCACGGTCTCCACCACCCACAGCAGGCAGCGGTATTCGCGCTGCAGCTCGATCACGTCGCTGATGATGCGGTCGGGCAGGCGCTTCCTGATGCCGGCTTCCACCACGTCGAGCACGCCGGTTTCGCGGTTGAAGCCGCCCACCAGCAGCGCCGAGGGGTCGCGGCTGGCGCCGGCCTTGCCCAGGCTGGGGTCGCACGCGCCGTAGAACTGCCACTGCGCCAGGCGGTTCACCCAGAACTGGATGACCCCGGAAAACGGCGCGTTCTCGCCCGCGGCGGGGTCGTTCTGGTACTCGCTGTCGAAGGCGTCGTGTCCGTCGCGGGCGCGGATCTTCATGAGCGCCAGCACCGGGCGGGCCAGCCAGCTCACCACGGCGCCGGCCTCCATCTCGGCCTGGTGCGCGGTGTGGAAGGCGTCGGCCGCGGCCTCGCCCTCGTTGCGCAGCAGCTCTTCCCAGCGGTCCCACAGGTCCATGCTGTCGGGCCACTGCAGCAGGGCCTTGAAGCGCGCGGCGCGCCACATGCGGTTGTCCAGCGTGCGGCTGAGCACCGAGTCGTGGTGCAGGATGGTGCCGATGTAGACCACGTCGAACTTGCCCACCGCGCCGCCCAGCGGCAGCACGGTCTTGGTCAGCCAGGCCTGCAGCTTGTCGCGCTGCTCGGGGTTGCGCACCTGCTCGTCGTTCTCGATGTCGTCGAGCACGCACAGGTCCGGGCGGTTCGGGCCGTGGCGCAGGCCGCGCAGCTTCTTGCCCGAGCCGGCCACCTGCACCTTGGCGTCGCCGCGCGTCACGATGGTGCCGCTCTGCCACACCCGGCCCTGGCCGCAGGCCTCGGGGAAGTCCATGGCCAGGCGCGGATTGAACTCCAGCTCGGCCTTGATGGCTTCGAGCATGGGGTAGGCCTGGTCGATGCTGTCCATCACGATGACCGGGTACTTCTTGCGTCCGGTGACCAGGCACCACAGCACGAACAGCTGGCTGACCAGGGTGCTCTTGGCCTCGCCGCGCGGGGCGGCGATGGCGTCGGTCTCGCTCTTGCCGCTGCCGACGATCTCGACCAGGCGGCGGAACAGGTACTTGTGCAGCTCGCTCTTGTGCGGGCTGCGGATGTAGTGCGGAAAGTAGGTGTTGACGAAGGTGTCGAAGTCCGCGGTCGCCGCCTTGCGCCGCGCCGCACAGGCCAGCGGATCCGGGTCGAAGCCCGACACCTGCGCCTCGATGCGCTGGCGCAGCTGGGCGGCAAACGCCACCAGGTCGGCGGCGGCTTGCTTGGGCGTTAACTTGGTGTCGCGGACCATCTTCTTGACGTCAGGAAAATGGCTCAGCGCTCGCCGCGGCTGTAGGCGTCCATCGCCGTCAGGGCCGCCTCGGCCGCGCCGGGCTGCAGGCGCACCAGCAGCTCGACGAAGGCCTTCACGGCGCCGGTCTCGATGGCCAGGCGGTCGCTCTCGGGCATCAGGCGCTTGGCGGCGGCCTGGGCCTTGCTCAGGGCGTCGGCCAGCACGGCGATGGACTTGGTGGCGTCGATCGGGTCGAGTTCGCGGTCGTCGGCCAGACGATCCATGATGGCCTCGCAGCGCAGGATGACACTGGCGGCCACGCGGCCCATGGCCTGGTCGAAGCCGCCGCCGCTCACGATCAGGCTGGCGCGCTGGAACTTGTCCCAGTCGTCGCCGGCCGCGGCGGCCGCGGCCTTCCAGCGCCGGGCGCTGTCGAGCGACACGCCGTGCTTTTCGGCGGCCTGCTCGATGGGCAGGCCGCCCAGGTAGGCCGCGCGCACGGCCATGCGGGTGTCTTGCGGGTGGGCCATGGCAGCTCTCAGCCCCCGGACGCCGGCCAGGCGGCATCGCGGCGCGCCACGTCCTGGCCGCGCTCGGTGGCCTGCACCTGGTCGCCCTGCAGGCGCACCAGCTCCTGCTCGGCCAGCCAGGACAGATCGCCGCGCACCAGGTCGCGGCTCACGGCCAGGCTGTGCACCCGGCCCATCTCCTGGTGCAGCTCACGCACGGTGGCGGTGGCCGCCGGCATGAAGGCCAGCGAGCACAGCAGGGCGTAGCGGCGGGCGTCGGTGTCGGTCTTGGTCGGCATCACAGGGTCTTCATCAACTGGTTGAGCATCAGGCGCAGGTTGGCGTTCATCTGGTCCATCTCGCCGGCCAGGCGCTCCACCTGCTGGCGCGTGGCGTTGAGCTGGGTGTAGATGGCGGCCAGGTCCTCGTGCTTGGGCGCGCTGGCGGCGTGCGAGTCCAGCCGCTCGATGCGCAGCGCCTGGTCATGCAGTCGCTGCTCGAAGCTGCTGTCAATCGCCTCGATGGCGTCCTTCAGGGCCGCGCCCATCTCGTCGACCTTGGTCGCGGCGGCCTTGCTGCGGTTGGACAGCATCACCGCCAGCGTGATCAACAGATTGGTGGCGGCGATGGAGGCGATGAAGGTCTCGTAGGTCGTCATGGGTGGGCGGCGCTGGGGTGGGTGAGTGGGGGTGCCGGGTGGGGCAGACGGGGCGAATCATTCGCGCGCGCGCCCGCGCGCGCGAGGCTGCGGGGGTACGGTGGGAGACAGAGTCGGCGCGCCGTGCCGATCGCACGATCAGCGGCGTTGTATCGGTACACCTACGGATGACCCGCGTTAATCGCTTGGGATAAAGTAGATGTCCATGCTGCGTTGCAGCAACAACCCCAAGCAATTCGATGCAACACCTGCTGAACCTGCTGGCTGGTCTGGGCGAATCGCTGGGCGCACTAGGCTCAGCCCCGCAATACCGGTATCCCAGGCTAGGTGACCGGCGTGCAGACCTTGATCACCTGCGCTCCGACATGGGCCGCGTCGGGCAAGACCTCAGGAACACCGCAAAGCGGGCCCTGAGCAACGACTCTGGGAGGAGTCATGGCGCGATCGACAACAGCCCAAATCCGCGATAAGGACCGTCACATGACGGTGTCGGCGCACGAAAGCGATGCGCCGCTGTTGCCGATGTCCCAGATAGAGCGCCTGCATGAGCTTTGTCCGGATCGGGTGCCTTGGGTGTTCGATGAGACAACCAAGGAAAGCGATTTTCGACGTGCAGAAACCGCACGCATCAACACGCTCGTGTTCGCTGAGCGCATGGCCGGTATCGTCGCCGGTCTGGTGATTGCTTGTATCGCGCTGTTCGCCTCGTATCACTTGGCGCTCGCGGGGCACGATACGGTGGCCGCCATCATCGGTGGCACCACGGTCATCGGATTGGTCTCGGCCTTCGTGATTGGCGCGAAACGCAAGCCTGCCCAAGCGTAAGCCCAGACGCAAAAAAGCCCGCACGCGGCGGGCTGGTTCGTTCAGGGGCGGGTGGCCTCGAAGGCGCTACCGGGTCAGCCGCGGTGGAGCCAGGCCGATCTGCTTGGGCGCGCTGGTGCCCGTCACGGCGTGGTCCAGCTGCGCCTGAGCGCCGGCCCGATGGCCGTCCTGGTAGCTGGTGTCCTTGACGTTGCGACCCACGTCGCGCCGGACGGGATCGAATGTCTTCATGCCCGCGTGGCGCGCCTGCATGTACTGCTCGATCAGTGCTTGTTGCCGCTCGGCACCGGTCAGGCGCTCGACGAGCGGGCGCACGCCCAGCACCCAGCCCAGGGCGAAGGCGTCACCGCGGGCGGTCTTGGTGGCTGTCTTGCAGGACTTGGACTGAGCCTGGATGTGCGCCTTCCGGGCACGGTCGCACTGGCGGTGCAGCACGTCGAATGTGTAGCTGGCCACCTCGGCCCAGGGGGCTGGCGCCACGAAGATCACGCGGCTTTGCGTCAGTACCTTGAACGACGGGCCCAGCTTCCTGGAGGTGTTCCAGAACATCTCGGCGCCGAAAGCGTCACAGATCACGCGCCCCAGGCTGGCCTTCCATGCCGGGATCAGGCCGCCGCACACTGGCTGGCTGGGCGCCTCGCCGATGGACGACAGCTCGATGTCGGCATCGCTCAGGCCATGCTCCTGCATCAGCTTCTGGGCCTGGCGCAGTGCGGCCGCGGCCTCATGCGGCTGGTTGCTCCTGGAAAGGGCCAGGCACTTCTTCACCTTGGCCAGCGCTTTGTCTCGGTCCATGGTCATGCTCCTTCAGTGGTGTCAGTCGGCGCGCCGCCGGTCTGGCGGGCCTTGATGGCGGCGATCTGGGCGCGCAGCTTCTGGCTGTAGCGGCTGGGGCCGGTCGGGGCGGGCACGGCGATGACCGGCGGCGCCGACGCAGCGGCGGCAGCGGGGCGGGGTGCGCCCTCGTCCAGGGCCTGGCCGGCGGCGGCGAGCAGGGCATCCATGTTGAGCGGGCCGCCCACGTGCGCCCGGCCGCGCAGGCTGGCTTCGCGCTCGCGCTCGGCCTGGCTCTCCACCTTGTCGACGATGCCCAGCAGCACCTCGTACAGATAGCCGTGGCCGCTCATGGGCAAGGTCAGGTTGCCCTTGTCCCGGGCGGCCAGCACCAGCTCGATGGCGGCCTGCCACTGCGCCGGGGTGGTGGGCCAGTCGCGGCCCTTCCTGGTGATGGCGCCGCGCTGCAGGTCGGGCAGCAGCTCGGACAGCACGGCCAGGGTGCGGCTCATGGACAGCGCGCGCTTGGCCGGCCGGAACAGCGCCACATAGCGCAGCAGCAGTGCGCCCATGGGCACGCCCTGGCGCAGCAGGTCGGCCAGCACGTGGCGGCCTTCCTCGTGCGCCAGCAGGATGTCGAGGTCCATTTCCGCGTTACAACCGGGGCACTTCAGGCGCATGGTGACGCCTCCTTGGCCTGGCCTTCACCTGGCCCCAGCGGGCGGGCCCAATACAGGACGATGCCGTTGACGCGGCCGCCGCTCTCGCACACGCGCCAGTCCTGGCCGTCGAACCAGGCGCACTCCCACTCCCCCGGGCTGTCGTGGCTGGCGAACCAGATCAGCACCCGCTCGTCCGCATCCGGCATGGCGTGCTCGGGCGGCTGCCAGGCCAGCGCGGTGGTGATGAGCGTGGGCGGGGCGACGACTTCGCGGATCTCCCAGACGCCACAGCCGGAGATGGCCGCGGCCGCGCCGGGGCGTGGTTCGTCCTGGTCGACCTGGTGCACGGTGACGGCCGCCGGGCCGGCGCCCAGGGCGGCCAGCTTGTGCGCCAGGCGGCGCACGGCGTGATCGGCGCCCGCCGTGGCGCTGGCAATGGTGCGCCGGCCCTGCGCACGGCTGGTGGCCAGGTAGGCGCCACCGCTGAACTGCACCACGCAGGTGATGACGGGGCTGCGATCGGTGGTGCTCATGAGGCATCCCCTCGGCGAAGTACTTCCTTGATGCGGATGGTGGCCAGGTCGCGCAGCTCGGCGGCGACCGCGGCACCGCGGATGTGGCTGACAACATCGATGTACTCATGGCGCTGCGCCGTGGTGGACAGGCGCGCCACGCGGCGGGCTTCGCACTCCAGCCGCCAGGCGTTGCTGTCGTCGCTCACTTCGGTGCCGTCGATCAGGGTGACGGTGCGGCTCATGGTGCGTCACCTTGTTTCAGGGATACGCTGGGCGCCCCAAACAACCAGGCAGAGAGGTCACAGAATGTCCAGTACCACCCCACGTGCGCCCGAAGAAAGCCCGTGGTATCCGCTACATGTGTCAGCCCGAGCCGACGAACTGATCGACGAGCTCGGCGAAGTGCAATGCCGGCGACTGTTCGATGCACTGCGTACCACCAGCGTGGCGCAGTGGCTGTGCTGGCTCGAAGATGCTCGGGCAGAGATCGGTGCATACGATGGGCTAACTGCGAAACAGCGAAAACGCCGCCTGCAAGATCCTGGCGATATCGACGCACTGCGGCTTCACCATGCATGCGTCTTCGTTGAGTTGTGGCGCGCGCGGATGGAGCGGAACTATCGGCAGCTGCCGCCACGAGGGATGCCCCTCGACCGGCCTGAAGATCACCGGTCGATGCTGCTGGATGCGATGGCGGCGCACAGCGCGTGGCAAGACCTCGATCTGTGGCCGTTTGAACGGCATCTGCAGGAGGAATGGCGACTGCCGTTCGATCCGGACTAGCAGTGCGGCTCATGCGGCACCCCCGGTCGTGGCCAGCGCGCCGGGCTCGGCCGTGGCTTCGAAGGGGATGACGAAGAAGTCCTCGACGCCGCTGACGAGGGTGATGCCGGCCACGCCGCGCACCTGGTCGGGGTCGTTGAGGATGGCTTCCTTGTTCACTTCGAGCTTGGTGCGGATGAAGGGGTCCAGGTGCAGGCGCTGCAGGGTCTCGATGACGGCGTCGGCGCCGGTGACGCGCACGCTGGGCGGGCGCTGGCGCCAGCCCACTTCGCCGGTGACCAGGTTGGCGGTCTTGCCGAGCTTGTCGTTCTCGCCGCACAGGTCGACGCGGTGCGCCTCGCACCAGGTCTGCACGCCGGTCTGGATGGCCTGCATCTCGTCGGCCAGGGGCGCGAGGTGCTTCTGGTGCTCTTCGGTGATGGCGGCGATCTGGTCGTTCATGACGGTCTTGATCCGCTCGAACTGGCGCTTGATGTCGCCCAGGCGGCGGATGGCTTCGGCCACGGCGGTCTTGCTCTGCGGGACCGGGGTGGCAATGGCTTTGGTCTTGATGCGGGTGGTGGCCATGGTGGGCTCTGTGGTGGTGGTGGTTGGGGGGCGGTGGTGGTTGGGAGGGAAAGGACGGCTTCAGCCGCCGAACAGGTCGACCTGGCCGTCGGGCAGCTCGTCGCTGCGGTTGACGATGACTTGCACGTGGCGGAAGGTGAGCGGCTGGCCGGCGCTGGCCAGGGCCTCGCACAGTTCGCCCAGGGCGGCGTAGGAACTCAGGGCCGGGCCGCCGGGCGGGTGGACGCGGGTGAGTGCGTCGAAGCGCGCGCGCAGCCAGCGGTCGCGCACGGCGTCGAGCAGCTGGGCGCACACGGGCACGTCCAGCAGGGTGCCGCCCCAGTGCGCGGCCAGGGCCTGCATGGCGGGCTCGCCCAGCAGCTCGGCGTAGCGCGCCCAGCGCCGCGCGCCGTGGGCGTTGGCGTCCGGGTGCTTGGGGATGGGCAGCTGGGCGCCGGGCAGGCGGTTGAGCAGCAGCAGCGCCACCTCGTCGCCCAGGTGCCGGCGCAGGGCCAGCGCGCTGGGCGGCAGCAGGGCGGCGAAGTCCTGCAGGGCCTGGGCATCCAGCCGGCGCGGTGGCGGCAGGGCCGGCACGCTGGCGGACGACAGAGGGGGCAGCTGCGGGTGCATCAGCGCTGCTCCGGCGCCTGCAGGGGGGCGGGCTCGGTGACGGCCAGGCTGGCGGCCTGGCGGTGGCGCAGGGTGCGCGCCAGGGCGCCGACCAGGCGGTGCAGCACGGGCGGGGTGCAGAAGTCCACCGCGTCGGCCCAGCCGTTGCGCTTGCAGATGGCGTCGGCATACGGCAGGCCGTGCGGCTGGCCGGTGACGCGGCCCAGCTCGCCCAGCAGGGCGTGCACCTTGGCCATGAGGTGGGCGCGGTCGCTGCTGGGCGTGGTGCGGCGCTTGCCGGCGTCGGGTGCGGCCGGGTTGGTGGCGCCCATGCGGCGCAGGTAGTTGAGCACCAGGGCGCCTTCGCGCACGTCCAGGTCGGCGGCGCTGCGCTTGCCGGGCTGGCCCGGGCGGCGGGTCTGGGCTTCGAGCATGGCGCGGTAGGTGTCGTCGTCCATGCCGAGCTGGCGCTGTGCGGCCTTGATGGCCTTGACCTGGCGCAGGTGCAGGGCCTGGGTGCCGGCCTTGAGGTCGGCCGCGGTGGCGGCGTCGACGATGGCACGGTGGTGCATGGCCGGGCGGGTGGTGGTGGCGGCGCTCATGGGCGCACCTCGGCGGCGCGGTGGTGGGTGGCCGGGGGCACGATCTCGGGCGTGCTTTCCACGGGCCAGCTCAGCAGGGGCTGGCAGGCGCTGGCCCAGCGCTGGGCCTGGGCGGCCTGCAGGCGGGCTTCGGCGCGGGCGTGCTGCTGGCGGTCGATCAGGCCCATCAACAGGCCGACCAGGAGGCCGGTGACGAGGGGCATCAGCACCAGCAGGAGCAGGTGCATCTGCAGCCGGCGCAGCAGCTGGTGGGCGGTGCTGGCGTTCTCGGTGGCCGCGGCCAGGGCGGCGTTAAAGCGGGTGGTCATGCGCGGGCTCCTGACGCGTGCTGAAGGGGGGCGGCAGGGATGGCGGCAGGGGCGGCGACGGCGGCCGCTGCATCCGTGCCGGCCGGGGGGGTGCAGCGGGTGACGATGAAGACGGCGTGGCGACGGTCGGCGGTGGCCGGCCACTGCGGGTGGGTGGGGTGCAGGCGCTGGATTTCCTTGTCCAGCAGCAGCCGCTTGAGGGACGCGGTGGTGGTGACGCCGGAGCAGCCCAGCTTGGCGGTGATGTCGCCCGCGCTGATGGGGCCGTGCTCGTGGATGAGTTCGAACACGGCGTTGTCGGTGCGCTGGCTGCGGGTGTTCTGGTGGGTGTTCATGCGGTCACCTCGGGGGTGGATGGGGCGGGGGTGGAGGGGTCGGCGGGGGTGGCAGGGGCTGCGGCAGCTGTGGCGGTCAGCACGGGGACGGGCACGGTCAGGCGGGCATCACCGCGGGGGCGCGGGCAGGCGGCGGCACGTTCGGCCGCGCGTTCGGCCGCACGCTGGGCGGCGCGTTCGGCGGCGTCGGGGCCGAAGCTGCTGGTGGGCTCGGGCATGGGCGGGGCCTTGACGGTGCAGCGCTGGCAGGCGCGCCAGTGCTCCACCTCGGCCGGGCCTTCGAGGGCCTTGTAGGCACGCTGGGCGTGGCTGCGGCACTGCGCCGGGGTGATCTCGCTGCGCAGGTGCGGGCAGGTGATGCGCTCATACCAGCCCAGCAGCCGGGCGATGAAGCGCGGCGACACGGGGTGGATGGCGCCGCTGGCCACGCGGCTGACGTAGACGCGGCTGACGCCGATCTTGTCGGCCACGCCCTTGCGGCCCAGGGGGTCGTTGGCGATGGCGTCATCCAGCACGCGGCGCCAGTCGGGCGGGGCGGCAGGCGCGGTGGCGGTGGGTGCGGCGGCGGGCACGATGGGGAACACGGCGGCCGGGCGGGCCGCGGCGGCGGCGGCGGCGGGGTGAGGGGCGGAGGGGGTCATCACGCGTGAGGCTCCTGCTGGGTGGTGGCGGTGTGGGGGGCGGGTTGGTGGGCTGGCTGGGGGGCGGGCTGGGCGGGGGACTGGGCGGTGGTCTGGGCGGGCGACTGGATGGGCAGCACGGGGGCACGGCGGTTGCCGTCCCACACCTGGTGGTGGGGCTGGCGCCGGGCGACGGGGGCGATGGGGCCGAGGTCGCGCGCCAGGCGCCAGGCTGGCTGCTGGGCGAGGTGCTGCAGGCCGTGGGCACGCACCTGCACCAGCACAGCGACTTCTTCGAGGGCGCGGATGTAGGCGCGCAGGTTGTGCGCGGCGCAGCGTTCGCTGCCGTCGGCCACGGTGAAGAGCAGGTCCTGCAGGCTGAACACGGCGCTTTCGCGCATCACCCACCAGGCGCGCACGCGCAGCGGGCGGTGCGGCTGGGCGGCGGCCTGGTGGCGCGGCTTGCGGTGGCGGCGTGCGCTCATGGCAGGCTCCACTCGACGGCGGCGCTCAGCACGCTGGCGCCTTGCTTGGGGTGCCACTGCGGCAGCACCAGCAGGCGCAGCGCGGCGCGCTCGCCCAGGCGCAGGCGCACGCTGGGCGCCAGCAGGGGCACCACCGGGGCGGCGGGGTAGCCGGTCATGAGGGCGGCAGTGAAGGCCAGGCTGACGGGGCGCGCCTCGTCGCCCGACCAGGTCCAGCCCGCCAGCACGCTGGGGCGGTGCAGGCTGTTGCGCAGCAGGCCCACGGTGGCGCCGCCGTCCAGGCGCAGCGACACGCCCGGGGTGCGGCTTTCGTAGGGCGCGCCGTTCTCCTGCGCCTGGTCGTGCCAGCTCAGGGTGTGCACGCCCAGCGTGGCGGCCCGCGCCGGTGTTGGACAGGTGACCAGCAGCGCCAGTACCAGCGCGGCAGCGACGGCGGTGGCGGGCTTCATCACGCAGCCCTCCCGGTGGTGGTGCGGCCGCCGCGCTCCAGGCCGGCCAGGCCGGCGCGGTAGTCGTCGCACAGCACCACCTGGCGCAGGTCGGCGGCGGCGACGGCGGTCTTGCCCAGCGTGCGGGCGGCGATCTCGATGCGGCTGATCGCGTTGAGCACGCTGCGCATGCGGCCCTGGGTGTCGGTGTGGATGCGCTTGACCAGGTCGGGCGCGATGGCCACGTCGGACAGCTGCCGGCACACCTCGGTGATGTCGTCCAGCTCGGCGGGGCGGAACTCGACCCGGCAGGCAATGCGGCTGCTGATCTGCTCGCGCTGGCCCACGCGCCACAGGTCGCGCTCCATGAACACCAGCACGAAGGGCGTGCCGCTCTTGTCGGTGATGCTGCGCAGGCGCTCCAGGCAGGCCGCGCCGTCGGCCAGGGCGAACTGGGCTTCGTCCAGCAGCACGGGGGTCTGGTCGAGCGTCAAGCGCTCGCCGATGGCCTCGTCGATGTAACGCGTGGCGGGCAGGCCCAGGCGGTCGGCCAGGGCCTCGACCAGGCGGCCCGGGCTCATGCCCTGGGTGCAGGTGACGAACACGGCGCCCAGGCGCGAGCCCAGGTTCTTCAGGTTGGTGGTCTTGCCGTCGCCGGGGCGGCCGGTGATGACCATGCCGCCGCTTTCGCGGCTGCCGCGCTGCTCAAGCACCGTCATGCCGGCCAGCAGGCGGGCGTAGTTCTGGGTCTGGACGAAATGGGTCTTCATGTCAGGGTTCTCCGTTCAGGGGGGCGGGGGAAAGGGCGCCGCAGCAGCGGCGGGTGAGACGCGGGGTGATCGGGCCCGCGCGCTCACCCGCCGGCCGCGGCGCGGTCAAAAACATCGGGGGTGTCGTCGTCGTCGGGCAGGGGCTGCCCGCTCGCCTCGGCCGCCAGGCGGGCCTTGTGCGCCTCGAAGGACGCCTCCAGGGCGGCGTCCTGGGCGGCTTCCTTGGCGGCGCGGTCGGCGTCGTCGCGCGCCATGGCGTACTGCACGTAGTCCATGAAGGTCAGCCCGGGCGGGGCGGGCTTGCTCAGGTCGAGCGCCTGGCGGGCGGGTGCGGGTGCGGGGGCGGGGGCAGCCTCGGGCTGGCTGGCGGGCACGCTGAGGGGCACGCTGAGGGACAGGCCGAGGGGCTCGGCCGGCACGGGCAGCGGGTCGGGCAGCACGCGGAAGTCGCCTTCGATGGCCGCTGCGGCGCCGATCACGCCTTCGAGCGCGGCACCGGTCGGGGCGTAGTCGATGGCCGGGGGCGCCATCTCGCGCTCGATCTGGGCGATCTGCTGTTCCTTGTGGCGGATGCGGGCCTCGGCGCGCTTCCTCTTGGTGTGCTCGCGGGTGGTTTCCAGGCGCGCGCCCTTGGCGTCGACCAGGGTGGCGGTGGCGACCAGGCGGCCGTCCAGGTCCTTCACCCACACCAGGCGGGCGTCGTCCTCGTGCGGCACCACCATCACCTCGTGGCCTTCGCGGTCGGCCAGGCCGGGGGCGAAGTAGCGCTGGCCGTTGTGCAGGGTGACGGTGCCGCGGGTGATCTTCTTGCGCAGGTGGGTGCGGAAGGCGTCGGCCAGCGCGGCGTCGCTCAGCTGCACGGGCTGCCAGCCGGCGGCGCGCGCCGCGGCCAGGGCTTCGGCCGGGGTCATGCAGCGCATGCGGCCGGTGACGGTGTCGCGCAGGCGCGGCAGGCCGGTGTGCGGCGTGTGGTTGCGCTTGTGCGCCAGGCTCTGCAGCCAGTCGCGGGCCTCGGCTTCGCTGCCGAAGACGTGGCCCTTGGTGTCGCGCGCCAGTTGCTGGCGCAGCTGGGCGAGCTGCTCGGCGTCGCCCTGGGCGCGCTCCATGCGGTCCATGATCCGGCGCGCCAGCACGAAGGTGCGCTCGTCCATGCGGCGGGGGTTCATGTAGCTGGCCAGCACGCGGCTTTCGCGGTCCAGCCAGGTGTTGAAGTTCTCGGCGATGCCGTTGGCCTGGCTGTTGCCGGCCTGCTGCGGCGGGCTCCAGGTGATGCCCAGGCGGTCGGCCAGGCCCACGGCTTCATCCAGCACCGCGGCGTTCTTGACGCTGCTGGTGTGGTCGGTCTGCCAGCGCGCCGGGATGCCGCCCACGCGGATGCACTCGCGCAGGCCGGCCAGGATGACGTCGGTGCTTTCGCTGTAGCCGATGGCGAACGGCGTCACATACCGCGTGGCGGCGTCGTGGAAATGCCAGACCTCCAGGGTCTGCCATTTGCCCGAGCCCTCGCGCGGCATCAGGAAGTGACTGCACCAGCCGTCGGCGTGCACTTCTTCGAAGGGCTCCAGGTCGGAGTAATCCCGGTGCTGGTAGAAGGTGCGCGCGCGCAGGGCGCTGCCGCTGTGGCGGCCCTTGAGTTTCTCGATCTCGCTGCGGCGCTTGTAGGCGCGCACGCAGGCGTCATAACTCGGCGGCGGGGCGCCGGCCGGGTCGGACCATTCAGGGCGCCAGGCGGCCAGCATCTGCTCGTGGCAGGCGGCCAGGGTGGGTTTCTGCTTGCGGTCGGTGAGGGCAAAGAACGGCGTGTGCCAGTTCTTGGGCGAAACATCGAGCGTGCTGCTCGGGGCCGGTATCAGCAGTTGCGCGGGGGTTTGATACCAGCGGCGCAGGCTGGCCACGGATACCAGTTCGCGGGTTTCGTCGGCCTTGCGGCCGCGGGCGTCGCGGGCGCGCTGCAATACCCCTTTCAGGGCGGGTTCGAGCTGGCCGGCGCGGGCTTCCTGCTGCAGGCGCACACAGGCGGCGTGCAGCGAGAGGTTTTCAGCGTTGATCAGTCTCTGGAGTGCACCAACGACAACCTGGCGGGCCGTGGCGGCTTCACGCTGGGCGGTGGTGGCGTAGGCGTCGGCGCTGACGACGGGGCCGGCGACGAGTTCTCCGCCGGGGTTTCCCGCTTCAGCGGCGGCAAGGCCATGTCCAGCAGCAGCCGGACCAGGCTGAGCCCCTCGAACGACAGGCACACCATCACCCAGCCGGGGCGCGACTGCGGTGTGTGCGCGACCAGGCCGAGATGGAGCAGGAAGGTATCCAGCGCCTGTTCCGTGCTGCCCGGCAGGCTGGGTTGCGGCCCGGGCAGCAGGCACAGCAGGCGCGCCAGGTGGTGTATCGACAGCATCAGCAGCTTTTCCGGCAAGGCCGGCCGCGCGTTGCTGGGTGGATGGGTTTGCGTGGGGGTGGTCATGGCGGGCAATCTCCTGGGGTTGAAACGGCAGCAGCACGGCGGCCAGCTGCGCACGGGTGGTTTGACGGTCGCGCTCGTCCAGAAAGGCGCGGGTTTGCTGGGGAAGGCTGTCGCGGTGGTATTCCTGGCCCTTGCCTCGCAACTTTTTGCGGGCTTGGGCCAAATTTTTTTGCAACACCAACCGAACGTTTTGTTCGGTCGATGGCATGCCGGGTAGACCGGCCAGCTCTTGTGCCGTGTACCAGGTCTTCATGGCGCGACCTCAAGAAGGAGCTTCGTCAGGGCTGCCATCAGTAGCCGCTTGCGGGAAGTGAGTCGCCGCTCGGCTTCGATGACTTTCTGCAACTCCTCGAACAGCTCACTTCCGCTCAAGTTTGAAACAGGGGAGCGAGTTGGATCGAGATGGTCTTGCGTCACTTCAGGAAGACCTGACAGGGCGTATTCGCGCCCCTTGCCGAAGGACTTTCTGCGTGACGGAACGCCCGTTTTTCTCAGGCGTATCAAGACGCCGTGATCGGTCGTTGGCATTCCTGGAAGTCCTCGCAGTTGCTGGACCGTGAACCACTCTTGCTGGGTGGCCATGGTCAGACCTCCAGTTGGCCAGTTGGCCGCTGCTGCTCGGTGATGGTGACGGCCAGGTCGCGCAGGATGGACATCGTGATCCCGCCGTAGCAGGTTCGCGCTTTGCCATGACCAGGACGTCCCCAGGTGCGCACGGCGTAGTCGACCATCTTCCTGTCGTAGCCATGGGCAGCAGCCCAGGCCGACAAGCTCTTCCAGCCAAGGAGGGCCAGCCGGCCACGCACGGTTGTTGGGTCACCCAGGGCTTCCACTCCGGGGCTCGGTTGGTCTGTGTTGTTAGGATCAGGCATAAGCCAATCTTGCAGCAACTTCTTGCGGTCATCAAGCGATTTTTTGCGTTCGTTTCTTCAGACCCCCTCATCCCGTGGCCTCGGCATGCCGATAGGCCGGAACTCATGACGAATCAACCACTTGCAGCGCGAACGAATGCGCCCGCAGAAACGAACGCTGATCATTCGATTCCGATCGGTGAAACGAACGTGGTCGAGCGCCTGCAGACCGTGATGAACGGGGACTCGATCGCTGCATTCGGTCGTCGATGCGGCATCCCGGAGTCGAACCTGCGGAGCTACATCAAGCGTGGCGTTAAACCGGGGTTGGATCACCTGGTTGCCATGGCCGACACGGCCGGCGTCACCGTCGAATGGCTCGCCACCGGCCGCCCGCCCAAGCTGCGCCGCGACCTGGTCGACGCCCTGAAGGCCCACACCGCCCAGGCCGAGCCCCCCGTGCAGCCGCTGGACCGCGCCCGCCTGGCGCAGGCCGTGCAAGGCGTGGAGGACGCCCTGCAGGCCGCCGCGCTGAGCCTGCCGCCCGACAAGCGCGCCGAGCTGTTCTGCGCGGCCTATGACCTGATCGGCCAGATGGGCGCCACCGCCCAGGCCCGCGCCCTGCTGGCGCAGTTCGTCAAGTTGGCCCGCTGAGCGGCCGATAGGCTGGGGGTCATCACAAACCCCAGGGACCCCATGCCACACGACGCGCACGACCCCGCCGAGGTCATCCGCCGCATCATCAGCCAGGCCGTGCAGGCCCGGCCCGTCAACACCGCCCCGCCACCCCCGCCGATTAACGCGGGCCCCATCATCGTGGTGCTGGGCAACGGCAATTTCATCGCCCCCCTGCCCCCGCCCCGGCCCCGCAGGCCCCGCCGCCAGCCCTGAGCCGCACCCTCAGGCAAGACGCCGCAGCATCTGGGCATCGTTTTGCAATACGCGTGCAAATCGCCGCAGAAAAGCCGCTGTTTTCGTCAAAAGCGGTGCGACTCCATGGGGTCGCAGATTTGGGGTTTTTCCCTTCCCTGACAACAACTTAGCCGCGTTTTTTCGGCCACCCTTCATTATTCATTCTGCATGCCTCCCCACACAGGCCGGTGCAGTGGCCTGCGGCACCCTGCGCAACGCATGTGCCTATCACAAACGCCCATCCATGTGGAGCTTTGCGAACACATGCGTACAAAACAGTGAACCGTTTCCCCTGTAGCTTTTTTGGCCTGGCGAACACAGTCGAACCCCAACGGATGACGCCCCTGTCATCCGGCCACCGCTGGGGGTTGCATGAAGGACACCGCTGCGCACAAGGCCGCCGCCAAACAGGCCGCCGCGCTGCAAGAGATCGAGCTGCAGGTGAAATCCGCTGCGGCCGATGGGCTCACGCTGCTGAAGATCGAGGCCGTCAGCGCCATGACCGGCCTTGGCCGCACCACCCTGTTCGAGCGCACCCGCGCTGGCACCTTCTCGGCCCCGGTGCGCCTGGGCACGCGCTGCACCCGCTGGCGCGCCGCTGATGTGCAGGCCTGGCTGAAGGCGCAGCAGCCCGGCGAGCTGGCCAGCCCGGCCGGCCAGGCCGAAAGCCGCCCCGCCAAGCCCGCGAAGGCCGCCAGGGCTTCCCAGGGTGCCACCCGCCGGAAAAAAGCCGCTGGCGGGGCCGCCACGCCCGCCGCTGCGGCATCGGCGTGAAGGGGCCACCGACATGCACGGCATGAACAACGTTTTCGGGCTGGGAAGGCCTGCAGCGGGAATCCTGGCGCTGCAGGCTGGTGACGGGAAACACCGTGTGGCGAAAGCCACCCCAGCCCACCCATCCCCGCGCCGCGGGCTTGCGCAGCGCGCGCCGGCCGGGCTATCCTGCTGGCTAGGTGCTGAACACACCAAGGTAAAGCGTCCGGCCCCCACGTCAGCGGGGCTTCGTCACGTCTCAAGATTCCTCATGGTTTCAAGGGGCGGGGTGCGCACGTCCGCAAGGCGTGCGGCATGGCTTTACCCATGTGTTCAACACCCCGCCCACCCGTCGCCCTTGAACAGGCACGGCGGGTGGTTCCGACTCGTAAAGGAGCCCGAGACCATGAAGACCACCATCACCCTGTCGGTGAACACCGACAACCTGCGCAGCGTGGAAGACGCCCACCTGCACGCCCTGTGGCATGCCGCGCAGCTGAACCCGGCACCCTCGTGTGATGCCGACGCCTGCCGCCTGGTGCAGGACATCACGCAAGAGATCGTCCGCCGCTGGCTGGGACAAGCGCCGTCCGTCATGTTCGAGCACGTTCCAGGACACCAGTACTGGCACACCCTGGTGCAGCACGGCAGCT